GGAATCTCTTTATCGTCCGCCCATTGAAGGGCAACGGTGTAGAATGCGGTCGGATAGTTGGCTTTAAGGTAGGCTCCGACATAGGCAGTAATGGCGTATGCAGTGGCGTGGCTGGAGTTAAAAAGGTAGCTGCCAGACAGTTGTATAATATCCCAAATCTTCACGGCATCTTCTTTAGGACAACCTCGCTCTTTCGCACCTGACATAAACTGCTCTCTCATAGCGTGAATCTTATCCATTCGCTTCTTAGAGATTAGCTTTACCAGATTAACACCGTCACCTAACGAAAAGCCACCTACTTCACGGGCTATTTGGGCAACCTGCTCCTGCATAACAATCAAGCCGTATGTATTTTTCAACGCCTCGTATGTGCCCCATAGATAAACCGGCGCTACCTCGCCACGCTTGTAAACCAAATATTTCTCCGTGGAGCCAGCCTCGATAGGAGCCGGACGATAAAGAGCCGCTGCCGCAATCAGGTCACCTATACAGTCGGGACGCATATCCATCAAGAACTTGGTCATACCACGGCCTGAGAACTGAAAGACGTTTTGGCTAAATCCATTTGAAAGTATCTTATAAGCCTTCGGATCATTTAGGTCACCCTTAACAATCTCCTCAAACGTAACTCCCGCATTATACACACGGTTACACTCGTTGATGGTGGATTGGATTTTAGATAATTCCTTGATGCCCAGACAGTCGTTTTTGAGCAATCCCACCTCGTCCAGCGAATAGCCGTCAAACTCCGAGACAAGCATATCATCAACCTTCTTGATGGGCGTGTAATCAAAACACTCCATCTTTTCACCATCTTTGGTTTCCGGAGTGATAAGTATGGCCGAAGCGTGTACCGAAGCCGAGCGTGGTTGCCCCATCAAAGGGCGAATGTCCTCAATGACCTGTGGGTAATCCTGAATAAACTTGTTTACCTTCTTATTGACTGCGGCCAACTGAAATAGCTCCGTCCAACCCATCTTATCATCCTCAAAAATGGCTGTGATGTAGTTTACGATGCTCAACGGCACTTTATGCACCCTCGAAACATCTTTGAGCACCGCTTTGAGTTTTAGTGTGGCGAGCGTTCCGGCTGAGAATACACGTTGGTTACCATTGACATTATATCGTCTCTCCAGATACTCCTTGACTTCTTGTCTTTTATCACTTTGGAAATCACAATCGACATCACCGCAGCTACCACCACCCCCTTGTCGATAACCGTCCAAAACAACTGTATCAAGAACGACTATCGGACTATTAGATATTTTTTGTTTGACACATACTATTTGCATTGCCTGTATATTTTAAAATTAACTATACTGGATATAGTTTGCTTGCATACATCGAATGCTATGGCCAAATCTCTTTGCGCTACTCCCAAATTATTCAGTTTGCGAATCCTTTTGACATCAATGTTGGATAATTTGGCATTAGAACTAAATTGACCATAATCTTTTTTGAGCTTTTCGTCAATTGCATGTTGGTAATTCTCTTTTCGAGTGCACATTTCCAAGTTACATACGCAGTTATTATAAACATTACCATCGATATGATTAATCTCGCACTCAGAATCCCAGTTTGACAAAAAACTCATTGCGACCAATCTATGCACCATGTATTTTGTGGCGACATTACGCATACTTAAATTTACCGCTAAGTATGGAGATGTTTTCCCACTACCAACTCTTAAAATCTTTGAGGGGAAGGATGTCTTTTTACCATTCTTGTCAATAAACGACCTAACGGTACTTCTAACTCTTCCAATGCTGCTCACTTCATAAAATCCTTCAAATCCGGGAATCTTACGCCAGTTCTCTTGAATAATGGAATCTTCCATTATTTTAGTTGCTTTCAGAAACATTGCTTTTCTGTGCATTCCTGTAATGATGTTTTTTACATTTTTTCTAATTTCCTTCGTCTTAGAATTGAAATTCTGCATTAGCACTTCATATATTCCATTTTCTGTCAGCATCCATGCCTCCTGTTCACCATCAATGGTATAAACAATGTTTAGTATCTTTTCGTCATCGTCGATTGACCGTAACATCACTGAGGAATTGTCGTGTTCTATCCACTCAGCCACATCCTTAGCCAGAAATAGCGGATTCTCAAAATCACCATACACATTAACCTCCTGGTTCAGAATTTGCTGCGTTGAGAGCAGCACTGCATTTTTTGTAGCCATACTAATTGAATTGTCTTGAATTTCTACATAATCTGTTATTCAATCTTCAGGCTTATTTCAGCAATCAATATCTCTTTTGCCACATTGAAGTAGTGGCTATCTTTTTCTATTCCGATAAACTTCCGATTGGTATTCAAAGTAGCAATACCCGTTGAGCCGGAACCAAAGCAGTTGTCAAGAACAGTCATACCTTCATGGGTATAGGTTTTGATGAGATACTCCAAGAGGCTAACCGGCTTCTGTGTCCGATGTACACACTTGCTGGGGTGAGGCTTCTGAAACGATATGATACTGGCAGGGTGTTTGAGCCTGCTCAATTCTGCGTCAACCGGCTTATAAACTCCGTAATTCTGATTGGTCGGTGCATCTGTTTTGTGTTTTGTTCCCTTATCGTGATTTGGCTTTCCAACACTCTTTTGAGGATTGTAGACAGGGGCTTTCTTGTAGAATACGGCAATACTCTCGTGTCTTCTCAGCGGCATACGGCTGGCGTTCAGAAATCCCGTTGAGAGCTGTTTGTCCCACACAAGATCATACTTAAACATCTTGCGATTACTATTCACCAGATCCACGTAAAACTGTCCTTGTGCAAAGAGGACTATCACTCCGTTGTCCGAGATGATGGCATTGTAGCTCTCCCAGAGTTTATCGAAAGACAGAGGTTTGTCGTCTTTGTGATTAGTGACACCGTAGGGCAAGTCGCAAAGAATCATATCGACCTTTATCCCTTGCCGGGCAAGCTGTGGCATTATCTCCAAACAATCACCGTGATATAGCGTTATATTGTCTCTCATTGTCGAAATAGTTTACGTTCCACAAATAATCTCTGTGATCGAAAACCAAATCGTCACCATCATTCAATTGATCTGCATATACTACTATCTCTGTTTCGTCTCGCACAACAAGTAACTGAGCATCCTTATCCAGTCGCAGCACCTTACCATTTCCAAGCGTCAACTCGACATGCGAGGTTGATTCTATCTCACCTGCAAGAACCGTCGCTTGTGCCGGATAGAGCCCGGCTCGTTCCGGAAGCAGGAAACGCTCAAAAAGCAGGTTGTACTTTATCGGGTCAATGAGCGTAATCCCCATCAGGTACAATGCCAGACAACCTCCAGCCGAACCACGACCGCACCCGACCAAGATGCCATTCGTTCGAGCCCAATTCACGGTATCAAACTGCACAAGGCAATAATCAACATTATCCGTACTCTCCAAAATGTAAATCTCGTGCTCCAACCGTTTGCGATACACTTCTTCCTCTCCTTTGGGAACCAACCGTTCAAAACCTTCTTCCAGCAAGGCAAGGAACATAGCGTGTCGGTCGCCGTATTTTTGTTTCTCCTCATCGGTCATATCGTATCGTGGCATAAAGTTGCGGTCGGTCTCATAAGCTGCTTCCGCTGCCTCTGCTATTTCTACCGTTGCCCCACACATCCGTTCAAACAGTTTTTCTACATCCCATTTGTTGCTGAACAGTGGCTCAATCACCGTAAAATGCTCATCTACATCCTTAAAATACTGCTCATCGCTCTGCTCATGGGCTGCACTGGTAGCTATCTTGTTTAGAATAATCTTATTCCGCGCATCCTCCTTATCCAAATAGTAGCAGTCACATATCAGTATAGGTTCAATCTCGAATGAAAAGGTTACGGGGTCGGCAAAATTCTCAAAATAGCACGCCACAGAATGCAACACCTCCACATCAATACGCTCGGCTTTATACTCGGTAAGGTCAACCTGAAAGTATAACTTGCCAAAGGCTTCTTTAAGCATTGCTACAACGTGCTTGCTCTGATTGAGCCATAGCCCGGAGCGTTTACCCAATACCAATACAAGCCCTTCGGCATAGTCAAGCAGTTGCCGGAAAGTCAGTGTCTGGTCAGCACTGTCAACCATTATTGCCTTTTGAATACGGAGTAGGTTTCGCAATCCCTTGTCCGCAAGAGCATAAACTTTCATTTCCACCTTTTCATCCAGATGATTTAGCGTAAAAGAGTACCCAAAGACATATTTCAGTTCTACTTTGGCACACTCTTTCTGTAAAGTCAGCGTGGCGGCCATCGTATTGTAATCACAGATGCCGAGAGCCGTATGCCCTAAATATTTAGCCTTTCGTACCCAGTCAGCCACATCACCCGAACCATTCAAGAGTTCAAACGAAGTATGTACCCCCAGATTGACAAACGGAACATTTAGCCGGGTGGGTTGCCGTTTGCCAATGTAGCGGAGCAGATTAAACCGAAACTCCTCACGCAGATCGTAATAGTAAAAGTTGTTTCCGAATGGGAATACTACATAGTAAATCTCTTCCTGCATCAATACATCGGGCGACTCCATCAGGTTAAATCGGACACCGGAATCTGTTACTTTCAGTATGCTGCTAACCCCGTATAAGTCAGCGAGTAGCATCTTCCCAAAATCTTCTATCTCTATCAATTCACTGTCTATCTTCCGAAAGCATATTCGATTCACTTCCAGCCATGCGATTAATTCATTCATTATTCTTGTAATTTTGATAGTTTGTATTCTAATGGACTTCTGAGACGTCCTGAGAAAATCTCAAAAATATCGGTATCGGTCAGGTCTTGCCAATCTTTTGTAGGATCTGCAATATCTGCGATGAAGACCTCAAAGTATGGTGATAGTTCCGTTGCGGTCTGTTTGATGGCCGACACTGCATCTCCATCAAAACCCAGCACCACTGTTCGTACTCCCTTCGTTTGTAGCTTGTAAATCTGTGCCTGTGATACCTTCTTGCCGAAAGTTGCCACCGCCACAAAATGAGGGTTGTCGTACAATTCCAACTTTCGGGTGATCGCCACTACGTCAAAGATGCCCTCAACCAGTATCACCGTATCGGTTTCATCTTCAATCACCGCATCGTAGTTATAGAGTAGCTTCACGAAATCATTCTGCGTAGAGTTGTTAAACCGGCGTATCTGATACTCTCCGGCTCGTTTGGCTTTGCGGTTATAGTTATCAATCTCTTCTTTTGACCAGGTGTGCCGGGCTACATAACCCACCACATCACCGGAGTCTATCACCGGGAAAATCACATAGTCATCATAGCGGCGATTCAGCCCTGCGGTAATACCAACCGGAAACTGCTCGTAATCGTCATAGACAAAACCCCTTGCCTTGAGATATGGATGCGTATAAACCTGTCTGTAAAAATCCGGTAATTCCACTATTCCCAGCGTATCGTCTATCTCTTCTTCATTGTCGAGGGGAAACAATAGGTTCGCATTAAGCGGTGCCGAGAGATCCGCAGTTGGCGTTATCATCAGGTCGGGTCTACCGATCTCTTCCAGCAATTTATCTCGTGTCAGCGTAGAACGACCACAACTGAAACAATGTGCCATAAACGGCTTTTTACGAAGGGTCTCTTTGCCTATGTATATGCCGTATTTATCTTCCTTGCCACAGTAGGGGCAACGGGCAATCAGGTTCTTATTACCACCGTCCCGTTTGGCTCCCAGATGGCGGGTAATCTCCTCAATAAGAAAATCAGTCTCGTGTTTATTCATACGGTTAGCTGTTTAAAGAGAATGTTCGTTGGAAATCACAGAATACCTCATTGTCGTAGTCTGTGGCTATCTTAATCGTATCACCTTTTTTGAAAAACCGGGCTTTCGCAATATGAAGCCGCATCACATCCTCCTGACGTTCTGCCGATGACTGGTTCAATGAAATCAGGTGAGTACATGGACGTGCCAATCCTTTTGCCTCCGAACAGTTGTATTCGGTCAGTACATTGTTCTCGTTGTTAAGCCAGTCCCGGTTCTCGATGGTCGCCTGATAAGTCACGACCATCCACACCTTCTCGTCGGCAGCAAGGTCTTTCAGGTCATTGGCAACGGCAATACGTTTTGAGCGTTCGTGTTCGGCATTCCATACCCGGCGGCTGGCATCAGTCAACAAGTCCATCGAGTCGATAATCACGATGTCCGGATTACGACCGCACTTTTTACGGTATTCGGCAATCCCGTTTTTAATATCCAATGTCGAGACACGGGCATTGAAACGGGGAAAACAACGCACGGTAATCGAACCGCTCAGGGCTTCTACCGTCCGTTCAAACTGTCGCATCTCCGTTTCGGAAATCTTGCCACGCTCAAAGTAGTAGGCATTTTTTGATACCAGACCACCCGAATAAGCATTCAGAGCCTCCTCCTCCGAACCCTCCAACTGGAAATGGAGTATATGCAATCCGTCATCAATGTTACCCCGGATGCCGATATGTTTCACAATGTGGGATTTTCCTACACCTGTAGAAGCCAGGAAGCAGGTTAGCTGCCCACGCAGGTTACGCCCACCGTTCAATGCATCGAGGTATGGCACATAAAATCGCGTCACTTGCGGCATCGAGGAGTTTTGTTCCTCCCGGTCTTTGGCTTGGTTTTGTCGGAATCGCTCGGTAAAGGTCTTGGCAACATCGACAAAGGCAGAAGATTTAAGCGTAAAGCCGGACAACCACTCGGCGTACTCTTTCAGTAAATCCTGCGCTTTCTCTTGTTTGCTTTGATTATAGAGTTTGCCAACTTCCGAATAAACATTTTGTAGTCTGACTCCCTTGATATAACTCTCAAACATATCCAACACCGCTTCCGAACTGCTGTCAATATCATACTCCTGAAAGGTGTTGATTAATTCAATGGCATCGTAATCGGTACTGAAAGCCTGAGCAAGCACAGCATACGTTGGAGGATTTTTATAGTTGCGATAGTGATTGGCCACCACCTCCTGTATCCGTTGAAACGAGCGGTCAGGCAAAAACTCCTTCTCCATATATTGCACCAATACCCCACAAATAGTATCGCTTTGCAAGGCGGTAGCATACAGTTCATAGAGGAACTCCACACTTAGTGGGTTAGTTTTCGGCTTACCCATTTTGCACCTCCTTCCCCTTAAACTCGGCTACCCGAAGACGATATATCTCCGGGTATAACTTTTGGGTTCTGACCTTGCACGCTTTCGACTTTACACAACTGCGGCATACCGAAGAAAAAGGTGTCCAAAGCAAAGTGGAAACCCCACAGATATAGTAACCGACTTCTGTGGATAGTGCCCTGCGCTTGGTCGAATCCTCATAATCGGGATAGATAAACCGAAACAGAGGATGTACGCTGCGGTCTTCTATCTCACGTAGCAGATCCTCACGAGTCAGGTTAAAATTCGCTAACCACCTATCTTCATAATACTTCTGTCCGGGCTTTCGGGTTACAAATCGTGTCAGTGCCTTTATCCCAAACGAATGAGGCAGTTTCCATTTTGGTAGATAATCTGCTCCATATTCGGAAATTTGACGAACCTGGCACACACAGTAATCGACAATGCGTTCCAGACCTACCTCACCGTAATGTTTGGTGAGGTAGTCCAGTGCATCATCAATCTGCTTTTCCGCCAACCGACCACCCGGCATGGCGAAAGTGGATTGAACGCTCAAACGCACGAGGAGCACAAACAAGCGGCTTATGAGCTTACTCTTCTCTTGCATCGCCGTCTCGTGTTATCAGGTTTCGCATTTGCTTTTTGGCTAAGAAGATACGGCTCTTGATGGTGTCCATATTCTTAGCTTTCAGATTGCCATTTTGGAAGGAGATTTCAACAATCTCTTCCATCTTGTAGCCTGCTTGTTGAAGCAGCAGTGCCTCTTTGTGGATGGGAGCCAATTTATCCAACGCTTCCAGAATATCGTCATTGTAATATTGCCGATAATTCTCCATCCCCATGCAGTTACCGCTGATGTGATCATCATCTTCCGTGTCAGGAAGATCCACGACATCCACATTATCGCTGACCTTCATCAGGCTGTTGCGTTTGTTCAGGTCGAACACATGCCGTTGCGCTACGGCATAGATCCAGCTTTTGAGTGGGCGTTCCGGATTATAACTCTCGATGTAGCGAAAGAAATTAACCAGCACTTCGCTGTAGTTATCTTCTATATCGCCATCCTCGAATGTGTATTTGATACAAATACTATATACCAACCTCTTATGAGGTAATATGTACTTAGTAAAAAGTTCGGTTCTGCGCTTGATTGACTCCGGGTCTAAATCACGCTCAGAGGGTAAAGATTGTTTTCTCACACGCTCTTGCCAACATGGTGAAACAAAAAAACTACGTCTCAATCTGTCAGCTAATCCGCATCAATTCATCAATCTAAACTCTTCTTGCAATGGTCAATTCATTAGAAAACACGATACTTGTGGCAGTAGTATTTGAACACCCAGAAAGCATCCGCTTCATCGTCCGTTCGGGGACGGTAGTTGTATTTGGCAACACAGGCGTTTATCATATCAAGTTTGGTCGCTCGGCCGTTTCCTGCACCGAATTTCTTGATACTTGATACGTTTAAGAATACAGGCTCCGGAAGGTTCAGGGTGTCACACACCTCTAAGAGAATACCCCTGAACTCGGAAAGCTTTCGCATATCAATGAAATGATTGTTTACATTAACATCTTCGGCTACTACCAGCCTGATGCTGTGCTTAGTTATAAAATCAATCAACGTATCCCGAAACGCCTTGTGCTGCTTGTTGTCGTTTCGGGCTTTGGATTCATAAAAATTCCATGCCCCCGATTCGTGAACAGAGTAATATCCCGTTTGGGTAGCAATGTCAATGGCGAGTATTTGCTCCTTACACAATCCTTGATTCTCCATTCTCTTTGCGTATAGTTAAAGTATGAGCGTATGACTCACTCACGTGATTATGAGAAACGACAAGTGCCGTTATTCCAAGCTTGTTCAATGACTCAAACATCTTTGCGAGTCCTTCTTCGTCAACCGCACTAAGAATTTCATCCAACACAATAAGCGACAATCCTTTATCAGTATCACAGTTGCTATTAACCAGCTTCTGCATCGCAAGAATCGAGGCGAGTTGCAGGCGTGCAGACTCTCCGGCGCTCAACTTACCAAACGAGCCGCAATCAATGCCATCTCGCAAAATAGAGATAGAGATTTTTTCTCTCATCTTACCTGTTTTAAGCAGGGTATATCCAGAAAATAGGATTCTCAAATCACTGCCGATGCTCTCCAAAAACTCGTTGGTAATCTTACTCAACGCTTCAACCTTCGTATTAGCGAGGTAGGAACGGAACTGAATAAACCGTTGTTCCTGTTCCTGAAGTCGTCTCAGCTCCGTCTCAATTTCCGTTTTCTCCTTCAATACCTCATCCGACTTTTTACGATAGGTCTTAAGCGATGCTTTGAGAGAGAGAATCACCTCATCCGGCAAAGCATTGTTTAGTTCCCCGATAGTGATGTATAAGGTCTCGATAGAACTTTCCATTGCAGCAATATCTTCTCCCAACTTCTTAATTTCACGCTTACGGGAAGTTGTCGCAGCATCCACAATCTCATACGCTTGGTCGAACATTTTACGGCGAGTATTCTCTATGTCATTTTGGATCGAGACAAGTTTGTCTGAAAGCTGTCGGCTCCTTCGTTGCAAGGATTCGAATTTGTAATTCAGTGTTTGCAACTCCTTTTCCGCCACATCCACTTTGGCAAGCCACTCGCTGTTATCGGTATTCAGTTTGCGTCTGGCCTGTTGAATATCTTTCTGATCTTGCTCAATAAAGACAATGGTCTTTTCTGTCTCAGTACGCTTCTGAGTAGTCTTTTCTAACTCCGTTTTTAGGAGTTCTAACTCTTCTTCACCCTGAGCTACATCGAACGATTTGTCTGAAGCCACAAATTCAAATGCACACTTAGGGCAAGTGATAACTCCAGCAATTTTGTTTTTAAGTGATTCAATGGTAGAACTATGTACACGCCTCTTTTCTAAAAGTGAGGTACTGAGTTTATTTGCCTCTTGCATCTCTTTTTCTAAATCAGCGAGCTGTTTTTTATAGCCTTCGCTTTTGGTGGTGGCATCTACAACAAACTGAGCGTGTAGAGATTTTATCTCGGCACATTTATGTGTCTGCTTTTCAACTTCACCACCGATAGTAATAATCTCATCCGAAAGAGCCGCTTGTTCAGTCTCAGCCAGTGATAATTCATTCGTCTTTGTTTGCAGAACGCTATTCCAGTCGGTTAGCTTGCCGAACGGTTTAAGCACCACCTCAATGCCATTCAAACAGATTTTCAACGATTCTTCACTATCTTCAAGTAGCTGAATCTCCTTGTCAGTTGTGTCGAGAGTAAGAAGCACATCTGAAATAGCGTCAATTTGGACACCCATGCCTCGGAGCAATTCCCGTTTATCGGATATGCTTTTCTCAATGGCGGCAATCTTCTCAACTTTGCTTTTAGCACGCTCTTCCTTGAAGTTTTCTTCCTGCTCTATCTGCTCAACAAGCATCTTGATTCGCCCGTCCACTCCGGCCAGTTCCAGATCCACTTCGTGCAGCTCCTTTTCAATGGGGGCAATATCCTCGGTAATCTTAGCTATGGCTTCATCGACTACGATACCATTTGAAAAACGGTTGATAATCTCTTTCTTCTCCTTGTCGGAACTCGAAAGGAAATCCTCGTAGCGGTGTTTTGATAGGATAAAGTTGTTAAAGAGTTCATCACGGGTAATACCCAGTTTTTCGAGTATATACTTGTTGTAGGCATCTACTGAATGCTGTACTGCCTCGTCAGTAGTGACTGTTTTACCATCTCTTTCAATGACACAACGAACCCCTGAAGCCCCTTTGCGATAGAGGGATCTTTCAATGGTAAACACTTCGTTTGACGAACTATTGGCAAACTCCAACGACACATAGCATTCATCGGCTACATCGTTGATAATCTCCTCATTCTTTATTTTTCGAAGGGGTGAGCCGGTAATGCCGATAGCGATGCACTCCAAAAGTGCTGACTTGCCGGAACCGTTCGAGCGTTGGCTTTCGTTATCCCGGTTATCTCCGAAAATAAGCGTGGTTACACCTTGCGTCAGCGTGTAATCCAATTCCTTAAACGCACAGAGATTCTGTGTTGTAATTCTATTTAGTTTCCACATGGTTAGCTGATTTTTGAAAGGTAAGACAATCCCAATTCCACATCCTCAATCTCCTTCTCACGACAAAACGCAGTGTAAGTCTCGCGAATCTTATGGCTATCGAATTTCTCAAACAAAGACGAGGCGGCTACATCCACCTGTTCCGGCTCTTCGGTGATGATTTCCACTTTCGAAGCTCCGGCTTCCAATAGTTTTGCCTTGTCGATACCTGATGCTTTGGCAGAAGTGGAGTGAACTCTTACTTTGGTACGATAACGCCCGGTTTCTTTCAGTTCGTCCAGCAAATCTGTCAAGTGAATATCCACCTTGTCGGCTTCGATGTCGATAACTTTATATCGAACATTAGCCCGGTTCTGGATAAATTCGTGGGTGCCGTCACTATACAATACGGTATATCCCTTCTCTTCATCCTCACCAAAATTATGCTGACGGCTACTGCCGATGTATTCAATTCGAGTTTTAGGAATAACACAGCGATTGTGGTAATGCCCAACAAAGACACGCTCAAACTCATCAAAGATATTTGCCGGAAGCTCCTTCTCACTGGGCTGAGACAATGCGCCGTTAATACCCTCGTGGAGATAGAGAAAATTCTTTTTCTCCGGGTCAATACCGTTCTGTTTTACCTCAGCCAGTTTTTCTGAGAAGTTGCCATCTTCGGGAAAGTAAGGGATGATGTGCAGTAAAGCATATTGCCCGTCACCAATGGGCAGGGTAACGTAGTTGTCTGCTACTAATACATTTGGATGTTGGTCAAAAACGTGGCAATATCCCCGAACTGCTTCTTGATTTACTTTACAATGGTTGCCATTTGCCAAGACCACACGGATGTTGTTTTCAGCGGCTGTTAATAGGCAGTCGTGTATAGCCAGTAGTATATCGAGAGTTTGAGAAGCACGCGAGAGAAACAAATCTCCACCAATGGCGATCTCCCTAACATCTAATTTCTCACATATTGATAGTGCCTCATTCCAGTTTGCCACAAATTCGGGAATATTCTCCTTCCCAATGTGCAAATCATTCATTAAAAGCAGGTACGGATAACTTTTATCTGCCATAATAAGCGTATAAGAGTGATGGAAAAGGCAGTTTAAGGCTGCCTTCTCCAAAACTTGTGAATAAATAATCTGGAATTATCCGCTTATCTACGGCGGCGACGTTCAGTTGATTCTTGTGCCGGTTCTGCTGCCAGCTCCGGTTCCGGCTCAGGCGTAGGAACCTGTTCGGCTTCTGCTTGGGGATCAGTCTCCAAAGCCTCTTCAATCAGGTCAAGCAGTTCCTTGTTGGTAGTAGAACGGGTGATACGCACAGATAGTTTTTCCTGCTCAATAAACTGACGGATCAGCCCTCTGAGTTCTTGTCCCTCTTCGGTCTTATCAGAAAGTCCTTTGTCTTGTAACTCATCGTAGCGATTGAAAAGATCGTCTAACAGCAGACCTGTACCGTTCGAGGCGTTCTCTTTGGCATCCTTGGTGCGTTTGTCAAATGAGAACGAGCTGGTGTCTTCCTTCGGAATCTCGGAGCCTAATGTTTCGATAGCCTCCTGCATATCCCTATCACCCAGAATTGACATGCCGTATTTGGCATCACATTGCTTCAAATACTCAAGGGTAGCTTCGTACTGATAGCGTGAATAACGGTAAATGATTTCAGGAATACGGGTTGCCGCCATCAGTTTAGTTAATTCTTCACCGGTCAACACTTCATTCTCTGATTCGTTGTCAATCTCAATCGAATACTCGGTTTTGGAACCGTTTTTCTTCTTTTCAATCTCTACCGGATAAGCGTTATACACCGATGAGATCGGACATGGAAAGCCCGGAGACTTTGCCAATTTCTTTTGCCACAACTTGAACTTACGTTCGTCAAGTTCTTTAAACTGTGCGTGTGAAAGGGTAAGTAGCTGAAAACCTTTGGCACGTTCGTTCAGGTCAAGGAT